GCTCTGATTTGCGCGCCAGACCATCCTTGAGCTGTTGGATTCAACGGCATCGCTCTTTGCGGAGACTTGTTCTTGATACTTTCTTTTTCTTCAGGAGTTAGCTCCAAGCCGTCCTTTTTTGTTTCATATGCGCCCATTTATATCTCTCCTTTGTTTCGCTTTTAACCGATACTTTTTACAAGTCGATTAATTTTATACATAACACTAAATCCAGACAGTTCGATTTGACCGAACGCGATAACCAAAAACTGGATATATAGGAAATTGTTTTCTTTACACGGAAACGAAATCCCCGTTTCAGAAAAAGCGGATAACGCATAGTTCGTAAAATCGGTGATTTCAAAATCGGATACATTTGGAATAGACAATTCGTGATTAGCATTCCAATCGACACTTCGCATGGTCTTTCGCCCAAAATACATCTTGTTTTCTAACCCTAGACGATTAAAATTGAAATAAGCTTTGAACATCGTTTTTTCAGATATTGAAGCCCCAAAATCGAATGCGCCACTTTGCCATTGAAGTTCGATAGGATGCTTTTGAATGATTATTACATCGAGTTCAGAAGCGGTCGAAATGCCCGATAAAAAGAATTGGTTATCCGATAGGATCAAGTCGTCATCATATCCACGAATAGCGGTCTCATCGCCAGAAAATTCTTCGATGGCATCCGGTTTTTCAAAAGAAAACAATAGATATTCTATCTCGTTTTCCGTGTCCGTAAGAATGGCTCGAACATAGAAATCAATGCCCTTAATATCCATAAATAGATAATCATATGCACCAGCGCTAGCCCACGTATCAGGAACGATATAAAGCCCATCAGTTTCTTCAAGACCATTTACTTCAAATGAAGAGGACAACCCTGTCTCCAAATATAGTGTATCTCCGTCTGAAATATGTCTAAAAGCAGTCGGATTCAAGATAGCGATTCTTTGATTTTCGGTGTCGATCTCATAATCAACATCTAGGACACCAATCCTTTTATAGACGGTATTATCAAAACGGAAAATCATGTCCTGAAGATCTGACTTAGGAATAGAAAAATCGGCATCAAGAACAAATAACCGATAGTCATCGTAAGGAGGATCCAAAACATCGGGAGTAATTGTAATCCCATCGGCGATCCTTTTTACAAAAACGTCATAATCGTTCATCCCTAAATCATAAAAGCTTTTCCCCGTGACGTCGAGAAATCGAGGTAGTTCACGCGTATGCTCGCCATGAACGGCTTGAAAAGGAAGGACCCACTTGACAATTTCATAGATCTTAGTATCGGTTGCAATATCATCGCGCATAAAGACATAACGCGTATCCGCGACATAGATGATATCGCCCATGCACATATAAAGCAACTTGTTGTTTTCGATTAAAAAAGGCGTTTTATTCTTCAAATCAGAAATCAACGAATCATTTACGAGTTCGCTTCTCAATCGCAAGAGCCTTTCATCGGTCAAAGGATTCGAAGATATTTCAATGCCGTATAGTCCATCACTCGTTAACATCAGGATATCATTATTGAACCGAACGATACAGCGCTCATTGATCGGTGACTTTTGGATACTCGTCTTATACTCGTTATACCCAACAACACCATTGTCGTCCATCGTGCGTTGACGGACAAATAGTTTCGAATCGTTAGGATGACTTTCCTTTGTAATATACAAGAGACTATCCGTTGCGATTACATATCCATTGATTGCACCTTTTCCACCGAGAATGCGATAATTTTTCGAAGGAAAATAGCTCAGTTCATAGCTTTGACTTCTTGCATTATTTCCCAATAGGTCATTCGAAACGTTAAAACGATCGATATTCGGGAATAACGGATGCCCCGACAAAAACAATCTATTTTCACTCCCGAACGTTATTCCAATGCTACAACCGGCAATCTTGTCATAATCAGGATTTTCATCAAATTCAACTTCGATTTCAATACTCGGTTCATTCTTGTAATCGTAAAAATAATCCTTGATCGTAAGCAAAAAGGCATTTTCACGCGCATTAAAATCAAAGGTATAGAGTTCGCCTTCGGCCAAAAGTTTTTCTTCTTCATTGTATTCAATGTAGAGAGTAAATCTTTGATAATGTGTGTCCTGATTCGCATCTTCATATTTCATGGCACCATATGACCTAATGACCTTACCGTCAATTGAAGATAAATTCGTGCCATCCCAAAAGTATCTCTTGGTATCATCCTCATTATAATATATGACGTTTAACGAAGGATCTATCGGGTTTACCCAAGAACCCGAAACATATGTAAGCAATTTATTGTCAGAATCATTATAATAAATATCGCCCTCACTGCCACCAGGAGCCGAAGATGCTATTTCTATAATCGAAACGGTCGCGCCATTCCTAATCATGCGTTCGGCATATCGTTTGAGATCACTAGGAGAAAAAGGCTTTATGCCGTTGTCATGGACATCATCTAATGCGAATTCCACTTCGTGTTGATCGCCATCCAAAGCCCATTGATAATAAGGTTCTGACACATAAAATTCGTGTTCCCAAACTTCATACTTTTTATAAATCGTCTTACCGAGATAATAATCATAATACGTTTTTTTTGCAAATGTCCCATATGTATGTCCTGTCGCGGGATAAAATGCATTCAAGTAACTGATATCGTTACCCGTTTCAGGAGGAATGATAAAAACCGCTTCAAAGTCGGTTTCGCTTTCACCGATATACTTCCAATAGTGTACACATATGAGTTTGACTTCTTCCCCAGCCGCCATGGGTTCTGGTAACGTGGATACCTCGGTTGCACCCAGAAGTTTCTCATAAACTCTAACGAATTGAAGGTGCTCTTCGGAAGTAAAAGTGAGACCATCTTCATTTGTCCCTATCGTAGGCTCCGCAATCAGTAGTTCTACATATGGTTCAATTGGTTCAACAGGTTCTTCCTGCGATAGGTTGTCCACATAAAAACCCTTTTCAATGAAAGCATCGATGTCATTATCATACTTCTTTAGTTGAACATAAACGTTAACCGTACTCGTTGTCTTCTCAATCGAAGTAATAAAATTAGTTGTGGGATCACGAGTAATTAAATTGTAACTAATGGGGATTTCGAACTCTAAAGTTTTATTTTCGAGAAAGAGATCTACGTCAATATCTTGGATGTATTCCATGATAAACGTGAAGACATCAATATCATCGTTATTGCCCACGATACGAGCAGCAAAAAACCATTCGCGTTTAATTCCGAAGAACTCATAAATCATATTGGTCCCATCTGTCTCAAAGTCGCGTTCAATCTGAAAGACGCTATTAACGGATATAATTTCATCATTATGAACCGAACCATATTCACCAACATCAGTAACGTCTTCGCCATCAACACCAAGAAAAACCGGATATATTCCAGCTTGATCGAATAGGCCATTATAAAACGAAAGGGTCTCATGAAAAAAGCCATGCTTACTATTGTCGTAGTGAGTTGGCATTCGAAAAGACATTCTTCCGTCTCGAGGAGTTCCAGAATTCGCAAACAAACGATATTTAACTTTATTGGACAAGAGATTTACATCTTCAAACGCATTGTCGCCAATCATAACAACTGGTACATAAGCAGATGGAAAGTCCTTGTATGCAGTTCCGGATGGTTTAGATTTCAGGGCGTAGAGATAGAACTCTTCTAATCCTATGTGTGCAAGAACATAGATGTCACCAAGACCAAAAATGAAAAGACAATCCTTTTCTTCGATAAAAATCGGAAGTTTTCCGCTATTATCAAAATCAAAAGGTGACCCCGGCGCAACCGAATCATCTAAATAAATTTTTTGTTCCGTAACGCATACGACATGCTCACGGAACGTATACCAGTCGATGATCTTATCCGTAATGCTGATCCAAGGACGGCCTCGTCCGCAACACGTCGCTATCGATAACAAAATTTTTACCATTAGATGCACGAAAAGGAGCAACCTTTACGGGTTTGTTGCTCGTATCAAGACCACGAAAATTATGAAATGATTGGATTTTTCTTTTCTTTGGATCAACCTTTATCGCCACACCGCCACCTACTTGTCAAATACGCGTGCACGTTTCACCTTCGTTTGAGCATTGTGAAACGGACGTCTTAATCCTGTTAAAAAACGCATATATTCGTTTCGTGCGAATAAAGCAGCATTCGGCTCATCTTCTTCATACAGTTCGCCTTTAACAAAATAAGGAATCATGGATTGAACTTCTTCAGGGATATATATCGTCGACAAATCATATTCCAGCGTTGCACCATAAGGCAAATTCAATTTCTTTATCTTGTAGAAAATACGAAACTTGACGTTGTCACCAAATCCAGAGAAGTTTCTCGATGTGAAATAAACTTTTTTGGAGATGTTTTCAAAAGAAAAGTCGATTTGTTGTTCTTCTCGCAAAAGATATGGTTCTTCTCCCGAAATGTCATAGAACAAAACGTCGATACGAGTTGGAAACTCAACCGGAATATAACCTCCACTAAGATCGCTTAAGTCGATCTTATTGAAATAGTCGTCCCCATCAGGAACCAATTCAAAGATATCGCTTATCACGTCTTGATTTACAAAGTTATAATACGTGTTTATAGCACGTCTTATACTATCATCCATCCCTATGAGTTTATCGCGCGTATTTGGATTTGATTCCAATATGCCGTCATTAAACTCGGATAAACTAAAATTCATATCGGAATCTGCGAACATTAAGCGCAAGGAAGCGGATTTAATTCTCCAAAGTTCCATCTTTGATCACTCCCGGTTGATTGATTAGGTGTTGTTTTTGCCGAATTAACCCGCCATTATTTCTTTCATCATACTCTTTTTTCGTGATGGGACGAATGTTCACAATAGGATCATCCGATGGATCGCAAAATTGCGGGTAAAGCGCTTGGACATTCTTGACGATGGACTTTTTTCGACCACCCAAAAAATACGTGATCATTCCGTTCTTATTTTCACGCAGTAATGCTTTTGATTTGATTTCCACTTCGTAGAGTTGCTTACTCATTGAACCATCACCTTCCACCCATATTATACCATAATAAAAAAAATGGAGCACCCCTTTTTTAGAGATGCTCCATAAATGAGTTTTAGCCCATTCTTGCGACAAGCGCAAAAGAAATGTGATCTTCGTCCGTTGAATCGCTTACGGCCGTGATCTTGATTTCACCGTCATTCAAGAGCAGACCGAAATCATACAGATCGATTTCGAACAAATCGCCCGCCAAAACCTCGAAATCAGCGGTGTCGCTATCCTCGGAGATTTTGACTTCTTTGTCCGGAATGCCGTATTGATCGGAACCGAAGATAGTGATCGTGATTGTCTTGTCAGTTGTCAAAGCCGTATCGACCTTACACAACAGAACAAGCTTCTCAACCGGTGGAAGTTGAAAACCAAGGTTTGTCTTCGTATCCTCGGACGAACTTCCGCCCAGATCAGAAGATACGGTTTTGGTTGCATGCCTGAAGAAGCCTGCGGACTTAAGATCCGTATAGTTTTCAATGTCGTCGAAAGCATAACGGAAAGGAATAATGTTATCCTGACCGTCGGCATTTGCCACAAAGTTCACTTTGTGAAGTCCAGCCAATCCCGGTTTATGGATTGTCAATGGAATATGTTTTCTAGCCATATTATCGTTTTCCTCCTTTTATTATCTTACGAAGCGGTCGGCAATGTCGGATTAGCCTCGTAATACAGAGGAACCCGATACAGTCGTGTTGGATACAGATTGAAGAAGTCGTAATATTCAACCGTTTGGTACCCGGTTCCGCCCAGAAGAACTTCTGTCGGTTGAATTTCGTAAGTGATCGTATCCTTGTAAGGGACAACATACTGGATGCCATCGCGTGACTTCCAAATCGCATATTCTGCCGTTACCAAGGAGGTGCCGGTATCACGAGTCGTAATCGAAGAGACTTCAATCTTTCTGACATCAACGCCATTAACCTTACCGACAAAACCGGTTCTAAAGGTTTCGTTCGCGTCAAGACTTGACAATTGAATTTTAGTGTCCCGAAGAACGGTTTCAAATTGCTCACTCACGAACAACTGAAAGTCGCCCGGAGACATGTTCTTTTCGATGACCTTAGCCTTCAAAATATCAAGCACCTTAAGGATGTTTTCCTTGTCCAAATATCCAGTCGTGCTCCACGTAAGGATAGTTGGGATGTTGATCGTTTGAGCCGCACCTAAGCTAAACGCGCAGTATTCAGCGAGTTCTTTCTCTGCCTCGTTAGCCCATTTTTCAACGAGTTTCTTGCGAATTTCACTTTCTTCTTGAGAAAGTCGTTCAACAAGCTTGTTGAGTTTGGTGGTTCCCCAGTGAGAATATCGTCCTTTGTCGATCGAAACACGTTTAGTCGAAGACTTCATGAATTCGATAGCCGCCGGTTTCAATTCACGTTCCTTGATCGTGGTTTGGTGGATCGTCAAATCGTGATAGACAGGAATGTCCAATTCACGCGTTTCAAGGTTCAATTCGCCCTCAAAGGATCTATCGCAAGACTGCACAAGGACCGTCTTTGGATACCATTCTTTATAGATTCTTTGTGACAACTTGACCAATTCTGCTCTACTGGTATTTGCCATTTAATTCAGCTCCTTACTTAATTTTTTTTGTGATATGTAAGGCTCCGATCGAATTTTTCTTGGATGCCAGCAAATTCTTTTTCAGACATTAGAGGGATACGTTGCGAAATTCTATCGAGTTCATCTTCTGAATAGACTTCGTCGGCCACTTTTGTCTGTTTTGTCTTTGAAGAACCGCTGCTTGAATCCTCTTTCAAACGATATGACTTAATGACCTCTTCTTCGGACTTTCCACTTACTTCCTTACGAAGATCAACAAATTCTTCGTATAGAACCGTAAAGTTCTTTTTCCCCAAGAGTTGGCCATCGATATATCGCTTGAACGCCGAATCCTTATCCAATTGCTCGAGGTCGATATCAGGATATTTTCGTTTGAAATCCATGAGCTCTTCGCCAAGCTTATTCTCGCGTTCACGCTCTTTCGTTTCAGACTTTTCTTTTTGCTGTTTTTCTTTTGCTTCAGCTTCGCGCCTTTTTCGTGCCTCTTCGGCATTCTTATTCTTTATGCGCTCTTCTTCGGCTGCCTTTTTTTCCTTTTCATCTTCATCGAGTTCCTTGTCATCATCGCCTTTTTTTTCTTCATAATCGTCATCATCGTCGTCGAAATCATCATCGTCGGGATTGACGCTCCCCATAAAACTTTCTAATGTCTTTTCATCGGCTGTCTTTTTTACTTTTTTTTCTTCTTCTTTCATTTTAACGTTCCTTTCTCTCTAACGCTTGAGCGGCGACGCTACCTTAACGCTGGCAGCAACACGACTATATTCTTATATTACCACAAAACGCGCTTTTTTCAAGCGCCCTTTTTGGCAATCTCTAATAATTTCTGCATTTCCTCCGTCATTTTCACCTTTTCTTTGCTGTCCTTTGACGAAGATTCAATGCTTTTGGCAAAAACGTCGGCGAGCATGGACTTCAAACGATCATTTTCTGTAACGATTTTATCCACGTTATCTATGTCCTTTTTGATCATTTGATACGCATCGGACATCTGCTTCATCGCCAGATCCTGTTGTTCTATGCGCTGCTCGAGACTCTTGATGATTTTCAAGGAATTATCCTTGGATACCTCGATAAGCTCGTCCTTATTCGAAATATATCCATCCGGCAACATGTTCACGTACGCTTCGAAAGGCGCTTGCCCTGATTGGACCATAAGGCCTAAAAGTTCGATGTTCGTATACTCTGAAAATGCTGGCGTTGCACCCACTCTAATGTCAATCAAAACGCGGTCTTCTAGATACTTAGTCCCATTGAAACGACTATCGCCTAAATAGTCACGAACACTATCCTTGGTGTTCCCATGATCCACCATAACGAATTCTTCATTGTCGTAAAAGAACTTTGCGAACAAGAACATGATATACGCTTGTTCTTTCTTGAACTCATTGAATACCATGGCAGTATCCGACGCATTTTCCTTAGCACGATTCAAAAGCATTTCCGTCTGCTTTCCACTCTGTCCCGAAAAGTCCGAAATCCCAAGCTGAACATTAGGTGATCCTGCTACCTCGCGCTGAATTTGAATGATTTGCTGTGAATACTTAGCCGAGTCTGCTGGAACATTCGCAACCGGAATACGAGCGAACGCGTTCCCCACCGGTTCATTTGGCAGCGTGTCTAGACCAAGCATTTGCCCATTGTCCGTCGTGACTTCGTTTTCATCCAATACGCCCTTTCGAAAGACATAGCCACCGAGGACATTATCTTGAAGTGCCTTGTCATATACGGAGTAGTGGTTGTTGATCGACTTTTGCGTCTCAATGTATTCCAGAGCAACCGGTATGCCATAAAACGAATTATCGCGTTCGTTCAAACACAACCGACAAAAAGGATACCGATCCCAAACGTGCTTTGATCGAGGATCATTCGAAATTTCTCTATCCGTTTCATCCTCGCTCTTTTCGTCGAATAAACTCGTAGTATTCGGCATTTCCTTATTCTTGCCCTTGATATAAAATGGATTGACCGGTGTTTCCGCCTTAAGCAGCTTATCTCGCGTTACGATCGTAAAAAACACTTCACCCTCTTCGTTGCGATAAAACTTAGTATAGACATTAGCGAGTTCATCGTCATGCTCATCTGCTATCGGTTCTTTTTCTGTCCCGTGAGTATATAAGTTCCCGTCCGGCGTTATTCCATTAGCGTTATATTTCTTTTTGAGCGCCCCAATTTTTTCACGTGATACGAACGTCACCCATTCCTGATCCTGAATGTTTTGAATATAGGGATCCGCTACAGCAAAATTTCTGATATCGACGATTTCATATCGCATTGCTCCGCCTGATCCGCGCATGAAACTGCTCTTTTCCGCGTCCCAATAAAAATAACCGATTGCGGTCCCCTTGATGTAATCGTCATTTAATGCCTTAAGGTCAGCCAGTTTCATGTTCACAGTCGTCGACAAATACTTTAAGAAGTCCTGAATCTTGCGAATACTCCTAAAATTCGTCGAATTCACGAGATACGAGTATTCATTTTGCATGACGTTACTCTTTCGTGTCTTGCCGATCTGCTTGATGATATTCAACGTAATCTTTGGATATTCAGCTATGTCTTCGTCCATGTTCCATTGCTTACCGTTTTCAAAAAGAACAGTGCGATCGATATCCTTGTTCAAGTTCAAATTGTTCTTAAACGCATTAGCGTTCTCGAACTCTTCTACTATGGCATGCACCTTGTCTTTCATACTTTACCTCCTTTTGTTTCGTCTGGATATCCATTTAGCCACTTACGCTTACGCTCGATATCCCGTTCTTTCTTTTCCTTCTTAACGTTTTCTTTCAATGCGAATACAATGTTTTCGATTTCCTTTATGCGTTTTTCATTTGAAAGCACGTTCTTTTCAAGCATTTCGATCCTTGAAATGTATTCCTTGTGCAAGGGCACAAATCTTCTGAAAAATCTTCTCACCTCAATCACCCCTCTTTCCGATTAGGTCCATTTCTGCAAGCACATAACGAATATCATCAGGATTTAGTAGATAGAGCATATCCGCAAGTTCGTTCGCTTTTATCTCCATCGCATATTCGTGATCGCCCTGATATTCTCCGAATTCAACCTCAATATACTCCTCACGCTCTCTATCAAGATAAACAACTTCCATATACGTGCACACTACGTTCTTGCTGAAAAACTTCTCTTCATAGTAAATTTCAATCGTCCCACTGCTTTCTTTGTCGAATGAACCAGCCCCCATGACGTTATCGAATACTATGACAAAGCTCCCGGTACCAAGTGCATATTCGCCGACTTGTTTTTTCGAATAAAACGTATCGATCGCACCATAATAGCCCAACCCATCGATGATGTCATGGAACACCGTTACGGCTTCTCCCCTTTCTTCCGTATCATCTTTGCACCCAATAAGCACTAATACTACACACAAAAATAAGAATAAAGCCCATACCTTACGCATGATTTCGATACACTCCTTTTCTTAATGGCGTTGATTTCTTTTTACCTTTTTTCGCGTGCCTTATGATGAAGTGTTCCTCAGAATCCTTTGTTTTTTTGTCCTTTATGACCTGCTTCGACTGTTTGGCCTGACGACTATCCGACACGTATTCGGCTATCGCAAGACTCATGATGATGTCATCGTCATGCCCAGCTGCCGCATTCATCTTGTTTGTGTTCACGTCCTCAAGGATATAGTATTCCGCTTGTTCCCAGAACTCCTTGTCCGGCACGAGCGATGGATCCTCGTTCAACTTCGCTCTAAGTGACGATATGATCGGCGCTTTCGTTCGCACCGTTGTCTTGAACCCATACTCGACGCCCCCCACGATTTCCATGTCTTTTCGCGTCAATGTTTCCGTGATGTAGATGTTCTTGTATCCCTTTTTTATGATGTAGTTGCAGATTTCGTGCGAGTAGTTGACCTCGGGAGCAATCAGTGCGTCGTTATACATGCGCGCGATCTCTATCGCTATGTCTGCCAACGCTTCCTCTTGTACGTTCTTTTTTCCGAACCGCGCCACCATGCGTTTCGTTACGTTGTTCACAACCGTAACTTGATTTAGGTTCGTTCCCAATCCAGCCGTATCAATCCCGACCGTATATGGCGTCCTATACGCTATTTCCTCTAGCAATAGATCCGTGTCCACGTAGACATAAGCTTGTTCCTCGTATGACCATTGCGACTTTTGCGCATAGATCTTTTCGTTTTCAACCTTTGGCTCTTCCCATATCAACAACTTTTCATAGGCTTCATATCCCCTGACCAGTGTTTCCGCCGGGAAGACACTCGTTCCGCTCGCAATGAATGCCTCGGATGGTGTCATCGGATTTTCTTGTTGAAATAGTGATTCGTTTCCGCTATAGTTGTTCGTGATCTGATATCGACGCCATGCCACTTGTCCGAGCGTGAGTTCGAAACGCTCCATGATGTCCTTTTCCTTTTCAGTTAAAACGAACCCCCGTGGAACATCCATCGTGTATTCCGAGTGGTCCTGCCAACCGAAAAAGAACGGTTTATAGTCACTAATGCCCTTGACCGCCCGGTCCCAGTCATCCTTGAAGAAATTATATCCGTTCGCCGTGCTTTCCCTTACAATGATCGTGTTCGGATACATACTTACCGTCGGTGCGAGCGAGTTCTCGATTGCCCCCACGTTACCTTCCCAGAACGCACATTCAGTTAGATGGAGATAGTTTAGCGTTTGCCCACGAAATACGCCTTCGTTGACCGTCGCAAACTTGATCTTACTATTTACACCAGTCCCATCCTTACGATTGAACGTGATCCCCTCGCCACTCATCTGAGTCGTGCTCGGGCTCATCTCTTGCGGTAGATTGTTGTAGAATATTTTGTTCTTCTGGAATATGCTTTCAGCACTGTCCAACCTGTGCGCCACGATCCCGTAACTCGTATTCTTGTTCATCGCCGCAAGCCAAAAACCCAACGCCGTAAAGAACGTCGTTGCCCCTATCTGCCGCGCCTTGAGTACGATGATCCGTATCGGTATCTTGTTTTCCAGACAGAACTCGATGTGCTCCATCATCACGTTCTGTTCCTCGTTTAACCGAAACGGCACCAGCTTGCTTTCCTTGTTTACAATGTATAGCATGTTCTCCATGTACCATCGCGGATTGAATATCGTTTCCTTGTACGTGTCACTCTTCGAGAAGATCTCGTTCCCTGATGATGTCGTCAATGCTTTTCACCGTCACTTCCACTTTCTCGCTCTTTTGATACTTCGGACTTACCCGCCCTAGATACCACTTTGCATCTTCCGTCTCCCCCAATGACGTCTTTAGAAGAACGTTCTTTAGAAATTCCTCCTCAATTTCCGTTACCACCTTTTCTTGTGCATTCTCGTACTTCTCCCTTATATAACTGTCCTCGTCTAGTACACTCAAAAAATCAGATAGTTTTAGCCCAATCGCTTTCGCTATCTCTGCGTCAGTCCTTCCACTCGCTTTCATGATCACAAGTACCTTTAGATTTTGTGTGACCAATTCCCGCCTTACATCGTGTCCCATGTCCTATCACCTCACCCTATTATATCATACCTATCCTTTTTTTTGTTCCACGATTAGGATG